TTAGCCCTGTCTTTTCAGCCCTTCCATAAACACCTGCGCATATTGCACGTCAGGCATTTTTATCTCTGCATAAGCGGTGTCACCTACCCAATAAATCCTCTCGTGGTTAACACTCCAAACACCATCATGGCTGCAAGACGAAGCAAAGATAATCAAACAAATCGAGAAAACCAAATAAAATCGCATATTTGTTGAATTTATTTTTTAGAAAGGCGCATCTTCTTGGGCTTTACCGCCAAAACTACTTGTTAACTCACTTATCAAATCCACGCCGTCAATGAAGTATCTGCGGCGCTGTCGGATATACTCAAACTCCATAACCCCTTTTTTACCGACAACCTTCTGCCGCTTAATCTTTTTGGTATGCAATTCGCAGGCGGGCGACATCGGGTCTTTTTGGTGGTTAGGTCTGTGGTAAACCAAGATATTATACATTTTGTTATTCCACATAGCGCCATCGGCAATATCGTAAACATCAGGGCATGGGTAGTTCCCGCTTGCGTCTTTGTGCATCTTATGTGGGTGCGCGACAATGATTAGGTAGATTTGGTTAATCGTTGCAAACCTGTCAAAATCACCTAAGATGGCCTCAAGGTATTTATCACTTCTGCCGCCTGCGCTATTGTAGTCATTCGTCATTTGGTTGAAAGGGTCTATCACGCAGCCGTCAACCTTTTCCTTGATAATCATTTCCAAGAAACGCTCTTTAATGTAGTCGGGCGTAGGACTTACGTCTTTCGGGTAAATGTAGAAAAAGTGTTTACTCACCCAATCGTATGCCATTTCATACACGGCTCTGTTTGTCCTCGTGAAGTTAGATGGTGTCAGGTTGCAACCCAAGTATATCTCCACTAAGTCGAAATAAAATTCCTCTGGTGGGTTATCCTCTGGAGGGAAGAACGCAAATTTACGGCCAAACTTAATGGCGTGAAGCATCAGATACCATTTAAGGTATGTGCTTTTTCCGTAGTTTCCTATGCCCGTAATAAGCGAAACTTCGCCACGTTTTAGCTTAAAATAGCTGTCAAGCGTTTCGTTGCCAAGCCCTTGCACCTGCTCGTAGCCGTTATCATACAACCGCATGGCGTTTTCCTTCACATCTTCTCCGTATATAACGTCTTTCGGCTTAATGTCAAGGTTGTAAATATCGGTGTTTAGCACTATTTCGCCGTAGGTTACGCTGTCAACAAGCCTTTCGTTTTGGAACACAGCGGTGTTCGGCTTATTAGCTTTGTATGCGCTTCTTATGGTTCGCTCACACTCTGTTCGGGTGAAGGTGTTATCATTGGCTAAAAAGTTATTGTTGCAATACGCAAAGGTTTCATCCTGCGGCACACCAAAGCGGCAACACGCACTCGCAAATTTGAAGATAAACAGGTTTCTCTCTCCCGAAACGAAGGCGTCACCCCGATTACTCAACCACTTGAGGATATTGGTTACGGTTTCCGCAACACCTTTGGTTTCCTGCACTTCTATCTTCTCAACCTTTTTTGTACGCTTAAAAGCCGAGCATTTCGTGTTGATGTAGATAGCAGGGTCATAACTCTCGTAGCACACACGACTCTCGTTAATACCCGATTTGTCGGCTGTCGGGAAGTCCTCTAAAATAGCCAAAAAGTGTTCACGGTGTTTTGTGCTTGCAAGTTTTACCAACGCTTTCAGTCCATTACCTCTTGGGGATACCCAGCAGGCATAGACGTAATCCTTGTTGATAACCTCTGTTTGGAACTCCCGCAAGTCCTCTACTTCATCGAAGTCAAGCACTAAGAAGTGTGAGTGTTCAAGCAAACCTTCATCTGTGCGTGTCTTGAATTTCCCTGAAAAGCAAACACTCGGTAGGTTTAATTTTATGGTGTTAGCCCTTTCCTTGTCGATACACGCTCGTATGTCCTCAATCATTTTTTGGCTTGCACCCGTTTTGATGCGCTCTAAAGCCTTGTCGATTGTGATGTAGTGCGGCTCGTCTTTGGAGTAAATGTTTTTGTATATCGTGCAAATGCTCATAGTATTACCATTGGTTTCTTGGGTCGTTATCTACTTCTGTTTTAACAGGCTTACCGCTTGTAGGCACTTCATCTTCCCACCTTCTGTTTCTAAGAAAAGTATCAGGGTTTGGCGGTCTATAACTTTCAAATGGTTTGTATGCAAGCCAACTACTTAACCTACCAAGCAATTCGGATTTGTCATTGTCGGACAACTTGGCGTAAATAGACATGGCTTTTTTCTTGTTCACATGCACGGGGTATTCCTGCCAAAAAGTATCGAAGCCGATTGTATTTTTGTTTTTACATGCACTATCAAAAGTGTGTGTATTATCTTTAGTTTGAGTAGTGTATTCAGATAGAGTAGTATCATATATATTACATTGCTCATTTTGGTCAATGGAGCATTGCTCATTTTGGTCAATGCAATCTGACATAGACTTAATATGATACCACTTTACCCTATCCCTTTTGTCGGAACTAAAAAACCCGCTTTCGATATACCCATCATCCTCAAGTTCATCCATCCACCTGCGGATAGAAGAAGCCTTCATGTATGGGAATTTTTTAGCAAGTGCTTGGGATGAGTAGTAAACCCACGCCCTGCCATCTCGAATATCTAACTGATTGTTAGACTTGTATTCAATGAGGTTCTGCAACTCTTTTAGTATGAGCGCTTTTTCTATACCAACCTCTTTAGCTAATTCGACATCAAACGAATGTGTCATAAAAAAAGAACCCCCAAGTAGAAAGTGCAGCCGCTTGACGGGCGGTTTAGGGTGAAGAAGATACGAAAAATCCCCCTGTTACTGCACCCTCTATTTGAGGGTTATTTTAATCATGTCAAATAAAAATACTAACGGCATCTTCTTGCTTCTAAGACGGGGTGTCAATCCCGAATAATGGCAAAGGTATAAAAAGGTTTTTACATAGCAAAGGAAAATACGTTTTGCTTGAAAAAAAAATTTCTACATTTGCCCTATGTGTGGATGCAAAAAACCAAGACGACCACGTAAATAACTGAAAAACAAGAGATTATGAAAAGACCGTTGATATTTGAAATGACGGAAGATGGTTATTTCGATGACGAAAGAAAAATGTGGTTTCCGCAGTTCAGAACCCTGAATTGTGAACAGATGACGTATGTAGCCCTTGTTATGGACTACAACAGCCCATACTTCCCGCAGCCAGTTTCCCTGCGTAAGCAAAGAGTAAAGGACAAGATTTGGCGTGAACGTCAGATTGATGTGCTTGAAGGTTTTGACGAGGAAGCACAGAAGGCAGCCTTTGACCTGTATTCAGAGATACAATACGACCCGATAGCCGAGCAGTTGCAATCACAGCGCAACCTGCATGACGTCTACACACGGGAATTGAATAGGCAGACGAGTATGGGTACTTCGAGCCAAGACGTGCAGAAAATCGACAAGGCCACCGCTATTCAGCAGAGGGCGGAAACAGAAATCGAGCGTTTGGAGAAAAAGCAGCGTGAGCGTATTATCGAGGATAGCAAAACAAGGGGTGACAGGGTGACGAACTTCTACGAGCAATGGCGAAAAGAGAATGATGTCGGGGCTATCGCACAAAAGGGGATAGAGAATTTCTTAGATAACAGCCCGTTATGAGTAAAGCAGAGTATGACGTACAGAAGGCATATCGACCAATAATCACCAATGGGCTGCCGAAATTAGCGTATTCCGAAGATAAGAACAGCGATTACTACCGCTTTTGGGATGAGCAGTTTCGCAGGTGTATAGCGGGTTATCAGCCCGAAGGTTATGCGTGGATACCCGGAAGATTGTATTTCTACCTGAACTTCTGCAAAATCAAAGTTGATGACGCCACAGGCCAGCGTAAGGTAGCGGGTTCGCCGATGTATCGTGAGTTAGACTATGACCTTGCGATGTTATTCGAGAAGGCTAAGGTTAAGAAAAAAGGGGTTATCGAGCCTAAAGCCCGTGAGGTGGGGGCGACGGTGTCAGCCGTGTGTATGACTATCTTGCATGAGGTGGTTTTCTTTCAGGATAGCGAGGTGGCTATTGCCGCAGGTAGTGAGGATGAGATTAAAGCCGCTAAAGAGGTGTTGAACCTTGCATATAACGAGTTACCCGATGAGATGCGCAGCGATATGCTTGATGAGAACAAGGAATTGTGGCGTTTTGGTTTTGTAACCCATGAATTGCTTGAAGGCGGGAAAAAGGGTATCGACAAAGAGGTGGGGCTGAAAAGCATTATCCACTTCAAAGACAGCCTTAACCGCAAGCCCAATCAGTTAAACTCCTACCGATTAGCGTGGGTGTTTGTCGATGAGTGTGGTTTGATTAACGGCTTGAAGGATATTCACATTCTCAACCGTGCTTCTTTTGAAAGCAACTTGGTGCAATTCGGCTGCCCAATATACGCAGGAACAGCGAAGTCCTTTAACAGCAAGGACAACGATTACGAGTATATGTATGAAAACGCCGATAAGTTCAATCTGTTGCGCATGTTTATTCCCAAACGCCGAAGCATGATGAAGTTCATGGACAAGAAAACAGGTAAGGTAGATGAGGCGGCGGCACAGGCGGAAATCGAGAAAATGTATGAGCCGTATCGTGGTAATCAAGTGGAATTGGCTAAAATTCAGCAGGAGTATCCCAGCGAACCCGAACATTGTTGGCTGCGCAAGTCAGGTGGGCTACTACCCCTGCAAATGATAAATGATTGGATAAAGGAAATACGTGGGCATAAAACCTATAACCCACGAACAGGGGATTTGTCGAGCATAGAAATCGGTAATCTCAAGTGGCGGAACGGGCGGTTCGGCGGTGAGGTGGAATGGTATCCTACGGAGAAGGGTGTTATCAGGATATTGCAGCACCCTGTCGATAACTTGGAAATGTATAAAAACCTGTATGTGGGTGGCGTTGACCCCTACACTAAGGAGGCTACGGTGGAAACCGATAGTATGGGTGCGTGTTACATCTACAAGCGGCTACTGGGTAGTGGTGTAGATAGCGGTATGTTTGTGGCGGAATACATTGATAGGCCGCAGGGGGTAATCAGGGAAGCGGGGAAAAGTTTTACAGGTAAGCAGATATTCTACAATAACCTGTATAAGCTGTGCGTCTATTACGGCTGCAAGATACTTGTCGAGGATACCGATAGCGAGTTATTCTCTTGGTTCAGGGAGAACACCGCTACCCGTGTTTTGGCTTACCGTCCGATGAACGTGATAAACGCTAAGACAAGTCAGCAGAATAAATACGGGGTAACTCCGAGCGAAGGCACGATTACCGTGCAGACGGGTTTATTGGATAAATGTATTCAGTCGGGAGTAGATAAAATTTTCTTCACCCGCTTGTTAATGGACTTGAAGGGTTGGGGTGCTAAGAACACGGATAACGCTATGGCTGCGGCTTATGCGCTTATGTATGACGAGGATTTGAACTTGAAGCGGCAGGCGGCACGGGAGGAAAGGCGTGACCAAATACAGGTGAGCAATGTCGGTGGTGCTGAATTTATCCGTGATGAATACGGCAGGCTTGTTGAATTGAAAAATATTTTCCACACCTTGCGTAAAAATTACGGCGGATAATTTGGAAATGTCGGATTGTCACCGTATCTTTGTAAAAAACTATAATATGAAAACTAAAAAACCAACAAAGAGTTTGAAAATAGAGGCTTTTGAACTCGCAATGGACTACGTAAAAAGCCATTCTGGCGTAAGTGTTGAAAAGCCAGACTTCAAAGAGTGGTATAATTATTTTCTAAATGAACTAATGGAAACTTCCAGCTTTGACAAGTCTTTATATTCCGTTATTGGGTATGATTACAGCGTTTTAACAGAAGGTAAAAAGGAAGAATCGTTTGTTGAGATAGAAGTGTGTTTTGAACAGTCTTTATCTACAAGTTACATATTAAGAAAATCTCTTTTCCTTGACTTTATTCAAAACCCACAAAGCTACGAGAAAAAAAGCGTTTAGGCGTTTGGCGGGTCTAAATTAGGCGGTATTTGATTATGATTGGAATACAAGAAATAGATTGTAATTGTAACAACTGTAAACACCTGTC